ATCGACAAGCACTACCAGACCTGGTGGCGTCTGTACGCTGAGGCTTTCCTAACGGAGGCCAACAAGACCATCTACAACAAGATGACCAGCGCAACTGCACCAGGCAGCGGCAAGGGCGGCAACAACACCGTCTCCCCTTACCGTGTTCACCTTCCCCTACTCTTCTTCTTCAACCGCAACCCCGGTCTCTTCCTGCCCCTCATCTCCCTGCAGTACGCTGAGGTTCGCCTTGATATCAACCTGACCTCTTACTTCTCCAACTACTTCGATACCAACACTTTCGAGGTGTGGGCCAACTATGTGTACCTCGACACCCCCGAGCGTACCTCCTTCGCAGCCAACTCTCAGCAGTACCTGATTGAGCAGCTGCAGCACACCGGTGGCGACACCATCACGACCATCGGCGAGACTGCTCCCCAGCTCATCCGCCTCAACTTCAACCACCCCGTCAAGGAGCTTGTCTGGTGCTACCAGAACAGCAACCCCTTCACCAACACCAACTCTATGTGGAACTTCAGCACTAACCCCGCCAATGTGCAGGTTACTGTGGATCCCGCTCTCCTCATCGCCTCCAACTCCCTTACCCGCGCTGACAACCTCGGCTCCCCCTTTGTCTTCACCGGCTCCAACGCCTTCGTCAACACCAACTCCCTGGGTCGCCCCGCCGGTACCGCCGGTGTGTACAACTCCTTTGTGGAGGAGGGTCCCACTGGCATCTCTGGCTTCGAGGTGGGTCCTCTCCACCAGTTCAAGCTGGTGCTCAACGGCACTGACCGTATGAAGGAGCAGTACGGTAAGTACTACAACCAGGTCCAGCCCTTCTACTACCACACCGGCAACCCTTACCCCGGTATCTACGTGTACTCCTTCGCCATCCAGCCCGAGGATCTGCAGCCATCCGGCTCTTGCAACTTCTCCCGCATTGATAACGCCCAGGCATACGTGGCACTCAAGACGGGCTCCCTCGGCAACATCCAGAAGATGTTCGCTGTCAACTACAACATCCTCAACATTGCCAGCGGTATGGGCGGCCTAGCATTCTCCAATTAGACGGAGTCAATATACTTATTCAAAAAACAAACGGGGGAAACCCCAAATAAATGAACGACCGAACGCTCATTTATTTGGTTGCATACTATAAATGAAGTATCAGAATTTGATTATTTTGTTGATATTATTTTTTGTGTTTACAAAAGTAAGTTCGGGTTACACCTATACTCCTCCTAATCCACCTGCATGGGATGTTCCAGTTGGTTATGTACGTGTAGAGGCACTGGAAATGATGGGGGAATTTAAAGGAATAGCTACAGCTCAGAAAGCGACTACCCAGCCATGCGCGGATTTTTGCAATATCCTCGGTACTGACTGTTTAGGGTATGTAGGGGCGCCTGCTGTGAATGGGGTCCAGCAATGCCATCTCTTGAAATCTTTCACTGGCGCGAGAAACACAAGTAAACCAAATAGGAATTCGGCCGGACAAGTGATTGGTACAATGCCATCAGACTATAGACAATCATATTTCAAAGTTTTACCGGGTGCATGGACTGGCTGTCCACGCTGATTCGCTCTCATTTATTTGATATCAGTATATAATGCAATTTACCCCTTTGGTACCTATTCAAATTCGACCACTATATCCTCAGTTTTCTACTCTCCAGGAGAAGCTCATGAAAATTCGGATGTATGATGATGTTCCAGATGAGGTTCCAGATCAGATTGGACCGGATATGAAGGAGCATATTGAGGAGTACAAGGTTGCTATAGATAAGCTTTTAGAAATCCAGAATGAACTCGAAGATCGAAAGAAGGAGATTCAGGATTTCAAAAAGTTGGCGCTGGGAATTGACAGCAAGAATATTCACACGACAAAACTGCTAAATATTATTGATGACTTCTGTCAGGATGCAAATCTTGATGAACTTAAGACAAAGTATAAGGAGGCTCGCACAGAGGTGGCAAAATATCGTGCTCTATTTTCGATTTGCAAATCATCTGAACCTCTTAATCGTTATGTATGTTACGTGTGTGTGGAGTCTACAGTTGATGTATGCATGGTACCTTGTGGTCATGTATTGTGCAATAAATGCGCGGGATCAATCAGAAGCTCATGCCCATTCTGTAGAAGCACGATCCATTCTAAACTAAAAATGTATCTAGACTAGTATTTGAAGTAGTGCATAAATAAATACTATTAATTCAATAAATAGTATTAATGGAGCTGTACCAGATGGAGGTGGAGGTGGAGGTGGAGCTAATGTTGTAAAAGATCCAGGATTCGTTATAGTATACTGATCTTGACAATTGGGATCATCCGTAGTATAAAAACAATCCTGAATTGTATATGTGGTATTAGGTGTTAATCCCGTAAACGTGTATGCCCTAGAAATACCTTCAGCTGCTGCAAGGGAAAAAACTTCATTGTAAGTGAGTGGAAAACCTGTTGGATCTGCTGGATTTATAACGTTAGTTTGAACACTGACATTCAGCGGAATTAAAGTGGTGTTTACTATATAAAAATTAAATGTCGCCGTAGTGAGCGTAACATCTATAACATCAGTTAAATTTCCAGTGTCCGTACAAGACATACTATAAGTTTATAAAAAAATTATGACAAAGAAACATGGTTATTTCTTAAACAGGTCAAATACACAGAATCTAATTTTCCATACGTTCCATTCTGTTCTGCACCCATGAGAGGGTTTACATAATTCGTCATAAACTGTGAATGAGTCATCCGGGTAATCGCAGTGCTTTTCATATTTAGGGCCTGACCATAACTTTGAGCTGCACACCTATGTCTGAGATCACTTCCAGGTATATTAAGTAGTTTCTGTAGTTGTGCCTGGGTGAACATTGTCGTTGATGGATCAAGGGCGTAGCCTGATGGTTTGAGCACAAAGTAGAGTACAATCAGTAGTAGTATTATATATTGAGTCTTCATTTATAGTATGGTCAGAAAATAATCACTTAAAGAAAATAGACCTTAATATATTATCTGACCATAGCTCAATTGGTAGAGCGAAGGACTGTAGATCCTTAGGTCACCGGTTCGATTCCGGTTGGTCAGACGGGGGCTGGGCATCTCTCACCCTAGGGAAACATGCCTCGAGGGGGAGCCATCTCGTTAAAAACGGCAGGAAAGGTTAACTATAGCATTAACGGGGACTGATCAACCCACTTTCCAGGTTAAGTGTCTGCAAGTCTACGTACACCAGCATTAACCATCTTCTCCTATAGCTCAGTCGGTAGAGCGTGAGGCTGTTACGAGCGGGTTTCCCGCGTCCTCTGGTACCTCAATGTCACAGGTTCGATCCCTGTTGGGAGAGTCGCGGGTTTGCCGCGTCGCGACTTGGTCGCTCGTCTCCAATAACACAATTGGTTAGTGTGGCGGTCTTATGGCGGAGCATATGTATATGCGACACGAGTGAGCCGCAAATCCGAGTTCGATCCTCGGTTGGAGAAATGCGTGATATGAATATAAATAAATCCATGTATATTCATATGATGGATGAGTACATCAACCAGCCCATGTATACATACTTGGGTAATAAGCGTAAATTGTTAGATTTTATAGAAAGACAAATATTGACTGTCAAAAAAGAGCTCAAGAAGGATAAGCTTATTATGATGGATGGGTTTACCGGTTCTGGGGTTGTGTCGCGCTTATTTTCCAAACACGCGTCTGAGTTGCATACAAATGATATAGAGATGTATTCGCATATTACAGCTGGTTGTTATATTAAACAGCCAACTGCGGCTCAAAAAAGACGCATAGCGAGTCATATTCAAGAGATGAATAGACTTGCTGATAAAGGTCCGTTGGTCAGTGGTATCATAACAAAGTGGTATGCACCAAAAAACACAGCCAAGCCATTAGCCGGTGAGGTGTGTTTTTACACTCATGAGAATGCAAGACGTATAGATACTATGAGACACTACATTGAAACAAAGGTTGAAAAGGAGTTGAAAGATTGGTTGCTTGGTCCACTTATTGTTCAGTGTAGTATCATCTGTAATTCCATGGGCCACATGTGTTCCTTTTTTAAGGATGCAAACAATATTGGAACATTTCGCAAATCTGAAAGTCATTTTACACGTGTCAGTAAACCACTGAGGGTTGAATGCCCCATATGGTCCCCGGTGCCATGCAGAGTAAAATGTCACAATCAGTGTACAAACGATCTCGTCAAAAAACTCAAGGGACCCTTTGATTTGATTTATTACGACCCTCCTTATAATCAGCATGAGTATAGTCACTTGTACTTTCTACTGAATGTGATTATAACAAATCAAAAGGCGAAAGAGTGGACAGATGTCACCCATATGCCTTCAAGAAACCAACGACACGAATCAGACTATAACAAGGTGGAATCTGCAATAAAAGCAATGACCGAACTGATCGAGAATAGCTTAAAGATTTCAAAGTATATCTTAATATCTTATAATGATGAAGGTATAATTAATGTCAAGGAGTGGCGTAAGATGTTGAAACCTTACAAATTTGTAAAGATCAAGAAGACTTACAAGCGATTTACAGGACGGAATGGAGAGTCCGGTGTCGTGAGTGAGATTCTATATCTGGTTTCATAGCACAATTGGATAGTGCACTAGCCTTCTATGCGACTCGAGACGCCAGCTAGAGGTTGTGGGTTCGACCCCCACTGAAATCGCCTTATATTAAGGAAATATAAACCCTTCTTAATATAAGATGGATGAGTTAC